GATCCGAAGCTCGTTGGATCGTCATGTCATACGTTCCAGGTGCAATTGCCATTGTTTAATCCGCAGGGTCGGCAGTGTTAGTTTTTGCCCATTCTAGGTACTCTTGGTAGTCTGTGTTTTCTGTGTTTTCTGGAATCCAAGCCCCATCTGTTTTTCTTAATATAAACTCTATAGGTTTACCCTCAAGTTCTGGTGCAGTATGATTTCCTAATAATTTGTAAGCCATAATTAGTTAAAGTTCTGCAGAAAATTGTCCTGCTGTTACATAATAAGGTCCACCAGAATCATTATACGCACTAGAAACATATGCTTTAAAATGATTTTGATCAATGTTAAAAGCTGTGAAACTACCAGTAGAATATGTAACAGTTGGAGTGGGAACAATTCTCATCGTCACAGGATACCAAATATGGACAAATTTATTATTTGTAGAATATTGCGTAGCATAAGGACCAGTACTGCTAGTGAGATTTAATTTAAAGAAATATCTTAAACAACGCTGAAGCTCATCAGCATACGATCTATGTTCAAAGTCAGTGGCAACGTCTCCAACTTCTAATTGCATACCTGTGACTTCAAAAGTAGCATCATTTGTTGTGTACCAAGTAGATGTTATATCATTACAGTAATCACCACCAGAGTACCATGTATTTTCAGTTGTAGTCCCTGTCCAAGTAGTCCCCATATAGGGCCAAAAAAGTATAGTTAAACCTTTCCCATTATCATTATCAATTTGTAGATTAGAATTTCCTGGTATCGTTTTAGTGACTTTTGTCCAAGTATTTGCAGTCAAAGAACCTGTCGTAAAAGCATATCTATAATCGGTTCCATCATCAGTCTGTAGCGTAAAAGGAAACGCTTGAGCAACACTTGATTTTACCCAAAAAGATATTGTTATATAACTAGAAGTTGAGTTATACTCCCAACCAGAATTGGTTAAGTCTTGAGCTTCTACCTTATACACACACTGTATATAATCACTAGCACCAGCACCACTTGTTTGATTGCCATTTTGAATGTGAAAAGACTTTCTAAACCCCTTCTCCCACGGGCCAGTATCACTAGAAGTTAAAGCGTGTTGCGAATAAGTAGCAGCCTCGTCAAGACCTCCGTGTTCATGCTTCCATCTATCAATAAGAAAAGCACTAGAACTGGTGTCAGACGTCCCTCTTTGAGCAACTTGCATCGCCCCATTAATTATCAAATTCCTAAAGCTTCTAGGATTCTGAACATCTACAGCGACAGCCTGCCCACTTGTTGCAGCATTGATTGTATTTACCTTAAGTGTGCTCATGGTTTTGGATTGTCAGATTTTACTTTGTCGATAGCTTCGACCCACTTATTAGTCCCATTCTTTTTGTCCCAATAAAGTTGGTCTAATTGGTTTTGAATTGAATCATAGGCGTTTTTTCTATCTTCTTTATACTTGTTAGCGGCTTGCTCTACTGCAACATCTGCTTCGTGTTTATCTCTAGCAGTCTCTTCTTCTGCTGTAAAAACTACTCGTTCCCCGTTAATTAATTTATATCTGGTCATCGTTTCATTCCATAAAGTGAATAATTGTAATGATCTATATTACCTGAATGAGCCATAAATGAGAATCCATTTGGGGTTACATTTGTTATATAACGACCAGCACCTTGTATCCCACGATAATTACCCGAACCATCTCTGTGCATACCTGACCAAGTAATGAAATTCCCCATATTATTTTCGTCACCGCTGGCAAAAGGAAACATAAATATATTAAAATAGAAACCTTCATCATCGGCATTACCTGTATTACCGCATAGTTGTAAACGACCTTGGTTAAATTCGGCTTCAGTATCCTCAGTGTCGCTTGGTATTGCACGATGATAACCCGTGAAATATGTATCTGCCGTGCATTCTGTCCCGCCTGATCTCCAATAGAAGTTAAATGGTTGATCGTCAGTCGCAGGTATAGCAGCACCTATAAAATGCAAAGCTCTATAAACTGAAAAATCTATGCCTTCATGCACAATGCTACTGACAGCACTACCACTACTCGTTGTAGAAAGTTTTACATAATCAGACCCTCCATCCCCAAATTCAAGTGTCCCTGGGGTGGAGCTATTTTGTAATACTTGACCAGCCGTACCAATCGTTGCAGGTAATTTTAGTGATAAATCAGAAGCAGGATTCGTTGCTGGAGCCGCAAGGCTCATGCTATTACCTGAAGCGTGTTTTAGCTTAATTGAACTCATTTAACCAGCCTCCAATGCAGCTACTTTAGCTTCTAATGTTTCGATTTTAGCCATAGCTTCTTGTAATGCTTTCATACCTTTCATATACAATACTGATGACTTAATTGTTTTAGTTTAATTGAACTCATGGCTTCGGATACTTATCCTTAGTTGTTTTGATTGTAGCCTTCCAGCCGTCAATACCATTATGGTAGATGTCGTCAAGTTGATCGACCACAGAAGGATATTCTGCTGCACGATCTGATTTATATTTAATAGCTGCTGCTTCTGTATTTAAGGTTGTTCTTGCTTCGTCTACTTTTGACTGCTCAATAGTTACAGCATTTCCGTCTTTGTCAAAAATGCCTTTGTCTTCGTCAATAAGCCAAACATTTGGATAGGCTTTTGTTATTGCATCAAAATCATATATAGGCATTAGACTGCTACCTCCATGAGTGTCATTGTTGAAATGGGAGTCTGCCAAACAACCGAATCTGCATCATTTTCTGATCTGTTTATAGTCATAATTCTTGAAGAACCTGAAGAGTGCAACCCCACAAAAGAATAAGTCGTTTCACTTGTAGTATTTGGACTGTCTAGGTAATTAAAAGAAATGGTTTGCTGACGATCATTATTATAAATATCTGAAGCAAGAGAAGTGACGTATCTCCTGTTTCCAACAGCGATTCCAACTCCTCTGCCTTCTGTTAAAGTACCATTTATTTTTAAACGTATTGCAATTTGAGTACCAGTACTACACCCTATCGACATACTTCCAAAAAGTAAGATTTTATTACTTGAAGACGTAGGAGTTATTGCAGCTTCAAACAAAGTTCCACTTTCACCACCTGAATCCGCAGAAGATTGCGCTCTTGCTGTTTTTGTTACGCTAACCGTTTGAACAATATGCCCCGCAGAACTTAAACCGTTATTATCAATAACTGCCCGTTGTGTTCCACCTGTTGAAAATTTAATCGCATCAGCAGTATATAAAATACCTGAGTTGGCATCTGTTCCACGAACGGATGGAGATGCAGCCGATCCGTCAACCGATGCTATCCCTGAACTGCCATCAATAGTAATTGCCATGTTTAGAGTTTAGCGAGGAACAAGTAATTAAACAATTGTCCAAGAAGACGTTGAAGGTATTGTAACTGTTATCCCAGAATTGATAGTGATTTCTCCAAAACTACCAGCATTACGAGAGGCAGTTAAAGAATAAGAATGAGTCACTGTCTGTTGGTTTTCCCAAAAAACAGCGTTGTCTCCATCATCTCCACCTGTTGCCCCCGTTCCACTCCCAACCTCTGCCCAAGCACCATTCTTATATGCTTCAACCTCATGTTCGGTACTGTTATATCTCAGATCACCATTTGTAGGAGAGCCAGGTCTTTGTGCTGTTGTACCTGATGGCAACTGGATCGAACCAGTTGAATTAAATATAACCTCGCCTGTAAATGTCGCTCCAGCTAATAAAGCAAGCCCTAAATTTGCTGCGTTACTTGCTCCTATATCTATCCAATCATTATTACTTCCGTTCCTCATTTTTAAGAGGTTATTACTTGTATCCAACCACAACATATAGGCCACGGTGGAAGATGGTGCTGACGATCCAGAGTTCAGCGATTGAACTGCACCAAGAACATCATTCAGGTCACTACGGACAGCCGATCCTGAAGCATTTGCAATGGCATAATCATGCTGTGACATTTCTTACCTCCAGTTCCTCATTAGTTTAAGCACCTCTGCCATAGCCTACCGCAGTCCAAGAGAAATTCTTGTTAATTCCTGAGCCTCCTGAATTTTTAATAGTCACAGTGAATTGAGTTGCTGTCACTGTTCCCATATCGATGTAATCACCACTAGAAAGTCCATGAACGATAATAGAAACACTTGGCAAGTATGCTGTTGTACTTCCACCTAAAGCAGAGGTTCCCGTCCAGAAAGGCTTGGTAAATGTAATTGTCTTAGCACTTGTTCCACTAGCGACAACGCCTGTACTGTGTTCTGTCCTTTGGTCGAATGTTGCTTTATAACCCAATTGCTTAATTAAAATATTCTCTGTTGTGTCTGCACTTGTTAGATCAGCTTTAAACTCAAAGGCTCGACCGCTAAGTGTTCCATTATTAAGTGGAACATAATTTGTCCATGTTGGGGAACTGCTCGGATTGTCGTTTGTTTTACGGACAGAAAGAGAAGCATTAACATCATCAATCACATCTCCGTCCCAATCAGACCTAGCATCAACATCAGGCCAAACATCAATCTGATCGCTTGCTCGATATGCTTGAGTTACAAAATACCTTTGAAGATCAACAGAAAAGACACCACCTAAATCCAATACATCAGCGAATAAATAGGAGCCTGCACTACTTATAGATCCACCGCTTGACGTTAGTTTAAGAGAATCAAGTGTTGCATCATATTCTGTATTTGTTTTACTACCTGAAAACGGTGTCGGACTGATCTCATCTTCCCTTTGATTCTTAACTAATAAGGTTTCTAATTTTTGAGCTGCTGTTTGAATAACTACGCTTGATGCATTCGTACTAAAACGCCCCCCATCATCGGCAAACTTGACAAGAGTTTCTCCAGTCAATTTTGGGATAATTACTTCTGTAGATGCTCCTGCAATTGCGTCAATAAGATCAACTGAATTATTCCAAGTACCCGTTCCATCTGTAAGACTTGAATGACGAATATGAATTTTCCCTCCTACTTTCACATCAAGAGAAGTTGTTTGAGTCCATCTTAATCTTCCAGAGTTAGCACTTATATCTTCAAAAGTAAGATTAGAAACGTCTTCTGGAACGGCTGTTTTTCCTATTAAGTTAAAACTATTAGATACTAAAACACCAGAAAATCCCAAATGATTTGTTGCTTGAATTTCTACTTTTAATGTCCCAACTTTTAAGTCTTCTATACGCAAAGAAGGGGTATTAGTTGTTGTCGAAATCCAATTATTATTATTTAATTTATAATTGACTTTATATAAACTTGTTCCTGAAGTCGCAGACCAATCAAGATCAAAAGCCGTCTTTACATTTTGTCCATCTACATATAAATGTTCAAAACCATTGACATTAGTTACGGCAGCAGGACTAACACTTAAATTAGTTATATCAGGAACAGAAAGTTCTTGATCCCGATCTACGGTATCATAGATGCTACTGTTATATTTAAGTGCCGTGACGGAATAAGTGTCTTTCTCAGCTTCCTTTACATTTAAGACTCTAAATTGTTGATATTTTATATCATTTGTTTCTATCATCCAAACACTTTGAGGTTGGGGTTTTTCTGAAAATCTACTTACAAGATTTATCTCTACTCCATTGATAGACCTGACAGCTATTTTCTCTACTAATCCAGAAGGTAACAGGACAGAGCAAAAAGGATTGTTTGCCATATCAACCGAACTTAAATCAGTATCACTGTCAACCCTAATAGTGCTAAACGAAGGAACAGCACTAATTCGACCGCCCGTTCTTTTTCCGCTTTTCACTGGATCTGCTATGTCTACCACCATACCTGGAGAAAGAATCATCCCACTCTCTAAGGAGACACCGAAACTAACGGTTTCTGTTAAATTTTGCTCGCTTAAAAGAAGCCATTTTCCGAATCTGTGAGCTTGTCCCTGCGAATAACAACCAATTGCTTTTGTTGCCCTATTTATAATTCCGTATTTACTTACTGCTTCGGCATCTTCTACGTATTCATATTGAACCTCTCCAAGTAAATCAGAATCTTGCCATGCAACTATAGCTGTTGTGTGTCTAGCTTTTTGAGAAGATCCACTATAGGTGAAAATTCCATCGATAACATTAGAAGGATTAAGGATATATTTACTTTCTTCTGGACTGTCCTGATTGAGAACTAACGATCCAGCTCCGTAATAACTTATTCCTCTAAAAGCAGAGGATAAATCATTAATAGCGTCATACACTTCTGATCTTGAGTGCATATGTAAATTCAAAGAGAAACGTGGTTCATTTCCACCCTTCCCATCTGGTACAAGCTCATTACAATATTGCGAGATTTTATAAAAATCCCACTTATCTAAAGAAGACGCTGGAATGGACGCCCCGTAACGAGTGCTTGTCATTAAATCCCATAACGCCCAGGCAGGATCAGCACACCATTGTTTAGCACCAGAGGCAAATGAACCGTTCCAAATACCGTCATATGTGACTCTCCCTGTGTTTGAGTCAATGAAGGCATTAGACGGTAAGTCAATTCTTAATCCTTTAACGTGATAACGTCTATTAGGTACTCCGTTAAAATTCCTAGAATCAAATCTTAAATAACATAATGCAGAATTTGGGTATGTGAATTTATCATCAATGATTTCTGTGTAGCTTGCCCAGTATGTCCTTGTTTGATTTGTGCTTGATTGATTATCGGAGGTGACTCGTGAAACTCTAACATCAACAGGAAAAGCACCATCTAAAGTAACAATGTAATCACGTTGATATGAAGTGCTACTTTTACCGTTAAATTTACAATTTTGGACTGTATTGTAACCACCTCCGTTGTATTGAAGTTCTATCCTTAATTCAACTTCATTACCAACAGTGTCTCCGTCATCTTCAAATTTTTGCAATGAGGGAAGATTAAGTGTAACCCTTATCCTATCTACTGTTGAATCTGTTATTTGTCTTGTTCTTGCTGCTGAATTTAATACCTCCAGACTTACAGGTATTTCCCTCTGACTGGCTATATCTCTGCTTATGTATTTTTGATCTTGTGTTCCCGTCCTTCTGACAACAGAATATTTATCAAAGTTATAACTACCATTACTACTGCGAATAGGTGTCCCATCTAAATAAATACCCTTTTCTTCGTCAATAATCCCTTCAATTGGTCCCTCACAAAGTAAATCAACAATCTCTACTTGTTGAAAACTTTGGAGCGTATCATCTGCTTCTGTTGCCATACTAATAACCCTCCAAACAATTAAAAATCATATTAATCATCATGCATCAAAGGTATCTACTCCTGAACTTAAAACAGCACTTCCGATAAAACATTTACCATAGACGATAGGTATAGGACCGCCTTGTTGAGTTGTTTGTTGTATTCCACTGAATGAAAAACTCTTTAACTTATTTGCTGCTTTGTATTCTGCTGGAGGTTCTGGAGCTGGAGTGAGTGCTTGCGCTATCCCTGCACTAACAAGGCTTAGACCCAGATTTAATGGTATTAAAGCATAAAGTGAAATATTTCCTAGATTCGTTAAAAGACCCGCATTCGCCACCCAGTTTGCGGCAATCCCAACCCCTGGCATCAAGATCGCTGCGGCAACAAGAGCAGTTCCTAATATGATTTTACCTAGTGATGATTTAGCTACTTGCTTGAAAGGTTTGCTTACAGCGTCCCATATTTTTCCAAGAATTTCACCCACGAAAATAGGTGTTATATGAAAAACTTCCTTCTCACTCCAAGGGTATAAAAGATGCTCAAAATTATCTACTCCTACTTCAGTTTCTCCTATCAAAACTTTATAAGCAATGCCATCATCAGCACTATCAATAAACCATTTATCAAGACCAGCAAAATTCGCACATAAAGCCTTGATGGCTTCAGCAGGACTAAAGACATCGAATTCAAAGGTTCCTTGACCTCCTAGCCTTTCTTTCAACTCCCCGTAGACTTTAACGATCTTCATGTCTTAATACCCTTGTATATATATCTTATGATAATAACCTCCACAGTTATAAACATCACGACTGTGATCCTTATGGTTCATAGTATCCCCATTCTTCTGAAATTGGCTCAACAATAAACCAAGGCAAATTACTTCTTTTACAAACGACTTTATCTAATTCACTAGGGTTGGGACTACCACCAGGATGGGAATGAATGATAGCGACAATTCCACCTTGCATCTCACATTTCAAGTAATCCCGTGGATCCAGACGAAAAGATACTTCAGGTGATTCTGCTAGATTATTACATCGAAAATATCTCTCTTGACCTTTTACAATATGAACTAATCCAACACTCTCTTTAGGGCTTTCCTCTTTTGCATGAATTAAAGCTTGTTCTTTTATTTCTTCATTTAAATTCATCTCACTTTACCCGCACTAGGAAACGATCCAAAAGGTAATTCAGCATTTTCACCAAATCTAAGCTTGCAACTAGTTAACGATTTTCCACAACGATCAGTAGCAATTGAACCTGTGGGATTATTCTCGGCATCCCAATAATTACTACCGTTGTAGCTACACTCAGAACTCCTATAAGCCCATTGGCACACATTAGCGATCAATTGTCTTTTAGGAACAAATTGTCCTGCTAGATCGAACTTTGAAGCCAATTCAAAGCTAATAATATCTCTATTCTCTGAGGATTTTCGATCTATATACCAAATTTCAACAGGCCATTGAGCATTGGGATCAGCAGTTGTTTCATCATCTAAATATCGCTTCAAAGTGCGTATTCTCCTGACCTCGGCCCCTCCAAGATCATTGTGAGGTGTCACTTCATTCACATCAAACAAAAAAGCTGTCATCAATCCATCTGTATTTGCAACCGACAAAGTGGGTCGTGGCAAGGTACCTGAAGAGCTTTGTTCAAAACCTTCTACCGCTACAGCCATACTCAAATAATCATTCGCATTCCAACGAATAGTCCCTAGCATTCCGACATTACACCCATTATGCCATCGGGTGATATTTGAACTCCCATGCAAATTATTATCTAGTCGAAGTTCAAAAAGTTCAATAATTGCATCAGGTTCTAAAACAGAAAGATCAGCATAAACACTACTAATTGCCTGCCACGTAACAGAATTATCAGTTATCTCAACTCCTATGTCTGTGGGCCAATCAGGTTCATTTGCTCCACTCGTACCTGCTCCGATACATTTAAAGAATAAGCCTGTAACTTGATCCGTTGAGGCACTTCTTATATCCCCTGCTACATAAACTGTTGAAGCGGCCCAAGATACAACTGCCATGTTTTAAGGCTCCGCTACTTCTTGAAAATTTGCTTGGATCGTAGCTCTATTCTTATATGAAATAGATTTAGACCATGACTGACAAATAAATTTAAAAGAACTACTTTCTCCTGGTGGAGTCCAATCAAAAGATTCTTGACCACCTCTTGCATCTAAGAAATCTGAAATCGTATCTGCATCTGTTTCACTAATGTTGTTCCATGTAGGATTGTAAACTTTTAAATTTTGATTTAAACCAAAAACTGTTCTCATCGAATAGCCATCACCAAACTGAACCTGTCTTACGTTAGGGCTACTTGATTTTCTTATTCCGTAACTCGGAGTGATAGATGGGAATGTTGCCATAATTTAAGCTAATAAACCGCCTGGCCTTTTTTGACGTACCAGTTCAGATTGGATGGCTACTGCAAGTACATTACCAAATTCTCTGGCTCCAGCATCATTTCCTTCAACTTCCGAACCAGAAGCATCTACGTTAACAACAATATTTGCTCCTCCCATTGCATGATTTGGAACAATGTTACCGCTAGAACCTGGAACGAATAATTCTGGGCCTTTTTCCCCAACGATATAAGATTTTCCTCCTGTTACTGGACCTCCTGCTGCTTTCTTACCAGCAATGTCGGTCCAACTCACACCACCTCCACCTCCACTGCCTGAGTAAAAACCACTACCCATTTTAGATCCCAAGCCTCCTGCCGAGAAACCTCCTGCCGAAGAACCTCCTGCCGAGAAGCCTCCTAGAAAATTCAAACCTATTCCTATTATTTTCATCTGTATTTGCTTTGCAATCATCTGTGCAGCCATATCTAAGAAATGATCTGCTGTCCTTTGAAATAGATTTGCTAATGCTTGTTGCGCTGTCATTGAACCATTAACTATCCCCTTAAATGATTCTCCAAAAGCATTACCAATAGCACCAGCAGCTTGTGTTAATTGATAGACAGGATTCATTAATTTTTTTATTTCTTTCCCTAAATTCTGTACCTCTCCAGTAATAGTAGGAAGTTTTAAATTATTCATTGCTTCTTCTACTGATCCAATAGCCGTTAAAGCTTGGTCAGTCTTTAAACGATTTTCCTCCATTGACTCATTTAATTCCCTTAACTCCCTATCTCTTTTTGCTGTTGGACTTTCTCCAGCCTTAACTATTCCCTGAAGTGGGCCAGGACCGTAGCGGTAAATTAACTTTGACAAATACCAAAGTCGATCCATCAAACTAACTTCTTTTATTAATTCTCTTCTCTTTTCATATTGTTTTTCTAACATCAAATCTGACAACCTTATTTGCATCTCAACAGCAGTTGTTTTCCCTACTTGTGCAAGTAATTGTGCTTGTTCTTCAAATGTCAAAAGCTTACTCATACTTACTATCGCCTGTATTGCACTTTGTTGATCTTTGATTTTTCCTATCGCAAATAAAGAAGAAAAATCATTTCCATAAAACTTCATCAAAGTTGTACCAATCTCTTTCCCGAAACGCATATAATTACTAAACAATTCCATCGTTTCATCTTTAGAAATTTTTAAATACTTTGCCATTTCTTTTATTTCTCCACCCGTAAATTCACTACTAAAACCTAATGCTTTCATATCAGCATTTACACCTCTTAATTTTGAATTAAATTCATCAATCCCTTGTATCCATTGAGCAATAGCTGTAGCAACAATTGAACCAGCAAAACCAAATTGCCCACCAAAGGCACCACCAATAGCACCACCAATACCACCGAACGCAGCACCAGCACCACCTTGTCCAAACAACAACGGGAAACCTCCACCAATCATTGCGCTACCTGCTGCTCCTTTAAATCCTCCTTTAAATATTGTATTTTGTTGCATCTTTTGAATCTTTCCATTCGCAGTCATAATTTGCCCTCTCTTGGCTAATACTTTATTTATTCTTTCTTCAATTGTTAAACCTTTAGTTCGTTGAAGATCTCCCCTTGCTCTGAGTCTATTATTTATTCTTTTAAGTCTTCTTTCTTCTTGTAATGCTTTATATTGAACAGATTGCTTTTCATCAGCAATTGCTTTAATTCGATCAGCCCGACTACTAAATTCTTGGAAGCCAGAACCAGAAAAAGCCCTTCTATTCCTAGACTCAGCAATACTTCTTTTTATCTTATTTCTAAATGCAATTTGATCTCTATTTATACTGTCTAATATTCGTTTTCTATCAAGCAATTCCTTATTAACTTCTTTCTCTGCAAATAAAACATTTCTTACACTATCTCTATACTTTTCGTTATCTATAGGAAGCTGTCTATTTACTTGTTTAACAGTAGATAAAGTATTTTCTAATGCAGATAAGCTTTGTCTCGATATAGTTATACCTTGATTATAAGCCTGTAATGCTTCACCAAATTCTTGAGCAGCCTTTTTAGCTAATTTAAACTTCCCTGGCAATGAAGAAACCCATACTAATAATGCTTGCATAGGAGCAAATCCAGCCTTGACTTTCTCTGCAATTAGTTTTGTGTCAGCATCTATTCTTTTTATTAAAGTTTGATATGTACGAGCAATTGCTCTTTCACCAGCAAAAAAAGGATCATTTTCTAATCCTTGTCGGATAAATCGTCCAGCCGCCTTTCTTTTCTTTTCAACTTTATCAATTGCAGAATCTAATCCTCTAGCTTTTCTAGTTGCTTTTTCAAGACCATCACTTACTTTTTCTGTTGAATCTACAAAGCTTTTTAATCCTTTCTTCTCTATATTTCCTAAGATTTTCTCAATATTTTGTAAGCTACTTGTAATGCGATCAGTAGCACGCTTTATTGCCTTATCTTCTACCTTAAAAACAATCGTACGGGTATAGTCAGCAGCCACTCCTTTCTAACCCGATAAACTTCACCCTACTTTACCTTGTTTGAACCCGACTAGCAGCACCTTTTTGAACTTTATCTTTTTCTCGTTCATCTTCTTCATTCTTTAACGCAAAATAAGCTGACCATCCAATCAACTCTTCCATCGTCAAATTATTGGATAACTGAGATACCGTCATCCCTAACTCTTTAGCTAGAGAAAACATAAAATACCAAAGCTTATTAGCTTTTCAAATCAGCTTGAGCTTCTTCCACCTCCTTATCTGTTCCAGATTCAAGCATTGCTAACTGTATTTCTTGTAAAACAGCAGCTTCAATTTCTCGTCTTAAAGCAGCTTTATCGCCATCTTGGAATAACCTTTTACTATCTTTGTCTAAAGCTTTTTGGATCATCAAAGCTAATGCAAAATCATTAGCATCACTTGTTCCTGCCTTTTTTTGAATTGATTCTCTTTCTGCAATTGTTAATGGATTCCAATATACAGTTAAGACAGTTTCACCATCTTTTACAACTTCATGTTGATATAACTGACTGACACCAAATTTGTTGCGGAGAAGATCAATGGCTTTAGCCATAAGTTAATATTCGATTAGTATTAATACTATACTAAGCGTTTGCAGAAAATTGGCAGGTTATTACAGCCATACAATGTGATTCGTCTTCAGTATCAAATATTCCTGGCCCTACAACATCCATCACTTTGGGCTTACAACTATAGGTGTCAACATAATCGGAAGCATTAACAGAGGTCATGCCATCAATAACTGATTCACTGATAGCTGCTAATACTGACGTTCCTTTATTCTTAGGAACATAAACATTACATTGAATAAAACCTGAATAATAGTCACTAGAAGCACCTTGATTTTGCATCGTTGCTTGACCAAAATTAACGCCTAAAATGATGTATTTAACTGTTTTACCAGGGGTTGTATAAGCAATATTGTCATAAATCATTTTTACAGTTGGATCAACATCCGTAACTGCATCAGTAATTGCTTTTTCAAAAGCGGCTCTAACTTTTACAAGTGTCATGGTTTAAGTTCCTTCAAGTTTGGTGTACCCAGTTCTAGGTCTATATTCATTATTCTGTGTCATCTGAGTTCGTGCTTCTTGATTCCCTCCAAAAGCTGCCGCACTTATTCTAAGGTCAACATTCTTTTTCTTGTCTGTCATTATTTCATTGATTCGTTGATTTAAAGAAGCTGTACCACCTCCTCCTCCTGCAACATAATTAATTAATCGTGATTTAGGAGACATTAAAGCGTATGGAGCATATTTAACTGCACTACCAATATAAACTCTATCTTTTAAGAAAAATTCTGGAACAGCATGACGTTGTTTAATAATTGGTTTTTGACCAGGAAATAAAACAGTTTTCTTTCTTTCACCAATCGTTCGAGTTGTCTTTTTGATGTTTTCCCATTCTGTCCCTTTTGGCGTTTCTGTCCTATTAATTGGTCGTTTACCTGCTTTCCAGTTAGAGGCAAAAAAACCTGTTAAAACAGGACTATAACCACCTTTAGTAGCGTCACTTGTTAAATCAGAAACAGTTGTTTGAATTAATAAA